CTCCATAATATCAATTTTTTAGACGAGTTACTATGCCTATTCCATTTAAAGAATTCGACAAAACCAAATACGAAAAGTATGCACAATTTGATGGTAAAATTCTTATCATCGGATATGGTTCAGTCGGACAAGCAATTCTTCCAGTTGTTCTCCGTCACATCGTAGTAGATCCCAAGAATGTTACAGTTATAGAACGTGATGACCACAGGTCACTCTTTCTAAGACGCCATGCAGGTTCTGGTGTAAACTACGTTCGTAAAGAGATTACACCTGGCAATTACAAAAAAGTTATTGGCACTTATGTTGGTGAAGGTGATATGATTATCAATGCTTCATTAAACATTGAAGCACAAGCTTTGTTAGAGTGGTGTATGGAAAACGGAGTGATGGAAATTGACACATCACTTGAACGTTGGGAACATCATCCTGATGAAACTATTACAAAATTAAATGAGAGAACTTTGTTTCATACTCATAATGTAGTTCGTGAAGCAATGGATGAATATCTACATGATGCACCTACTTGTTGTGTAACACACGGTGCAAATCCAGGTTATGTAACACATTTGACTAAACGTGCTTTGTTGAAACTTGCTGCCAAGAATGGTAAAAAAGTTACAACACCTTCTACTAAAGAAGAATGGGCTCAGTTGATGAAGTCACTTGGTGTTAAAGTAGTTCATATTGCTGAACGTGACCAACAAGTTATCGATGAACCAAAAACTAAACAAGAATTTACCAACACATGGTCTTGTGAAGGATTTTGGGCAGAAGGTAGAGCACCAACAGAAATGGGTTGGGGTACACACGAAGATAAACATCCAGAAGGTGGTAAGTCTCAAGGTACTGCTGCTTACTTAACTCAACCAGGTTGTGTAACTATGATGCGTTCATGGGTACCAGATGGTGGTCAATATAATGGTTATTGTATTCAACATTCTGAGTCTGTTACAATGTCTCAATATTTTGAAACTAAAGATAAATCATTTAGACCATCTGTGTATTATGTTTATCAACCTTGTGATGCTGCTATTGCTTCATTACATGAGATGCGTGGCAACGAATTAGATTTACAAAAAGACCAACGTATTCTGAAAGATGAAATTGTTTCAGGTATGGATGAGTTGGGTGTATTGTTAATTGGTGATGACTTCTGTATGTGGCATGGTTCACAATTAGATATTCACGGTGCTCGTAAATTGGTTGAAGGCGAAAATGCTACTTCAATGCAGGTTGCTGGTTCTATGTTAGGTGCCATCGTTTGGATGATTAACAATCCACGTGAAGGTTATGTTGAGCCAGAAATGTTACCATTCGAAGAAATCTTGGCAATCGGTGATATGTATTGGGAACCATTAGTGACTGTGTTTTCAAAATGGACTCCATCACAAGATACCAATTCACTATTCTACCGTGAGTTCGATAAATCTAACCCATGTAAGTATGAAAACTTCCGTGTGTGGACCTAAAAATATACCAAAATAATAGTTGACAAACAAAAAAAGAGCCTATATAATAGAACAATGAAAAATTTACACATAAGCGCATCCTATAATACATCACCAGCCGGAACATGGCAGGTAGGGGTTCGTTTGTAAATTTTAGTAACAAGTTTCACGACAACGAACCCTAGACTAAACATCTAGGGTTTTTTGTTTTTGGGGGTGTAGCTCAGTTGGTAGAGCGGCTGCTTTGCAAGCAGTAGGTCGCAGGTTCGATTCTCTGTCACCTCCACCAAAGTTTTATGGAAGGTTGTCTTGCCGGGGATGCAAGCCTTGTTTTGAACACAAGTGGAGCCAGAAATGGCCAGGGTTTCGATTACGCCATCCTTCCGCCAGTTTTAACCAGAGAGTGTGAGATTTGAACTTTTATATATAATAATATGATAACTTTTTGGAGTATAAGATGTTTTATTTAATCTATAAAATTACTAATAAAGTAAATGGTAAAATTTATATTGGAGCACATAAGACCAATGATAAAAATGATGGTTATATGGGTTCAGGTAAAATAATTAAGAAAGCCATTAACAAATATGGAGTTGATAAATTTACTAAAGATATAATTTATGAAGCAGATTCTTCGGAAGAAATGTATTTGAAAGAAAAAGAATTGGTTGAATTAGGTAAACATTCTTATAATTTAAAAAAAGGTGGCCAAGGTGGTTGGGATTTTAATAATAATAATCCCGATTTACATACACACCAATTACCACATTTAAAAATGATGGCAAAGAATTTACAAGAAAAAAGAAAGAATGATAAAGATTTTGATGAACAATATAAACAATCAATTTCTGAAGGTTTAAAAGAAAAATATAAAACTGATTCTGAATATAGAGAAAGAACAATTAGTAGATTAAAAACTATATGGCCAGGTAAAAAACATAAAAATGAAACTAAACTAAAAATGTCCAACTCACATCAAGGCAAACATGATGGAGAAAAAAATACACAATATGGTACAATGTGGATTACAAATGGTGTTGAAAATAGAAAGATAAAAAAAGAAGAAAATATTCCAGAAGGTTGGAGTAAAGGAAGAAAAATCAAGTTCTCGCTGGTGTAGTGGTAGCACAAGGCACTCCAAACGCCTTAGTTGGGGTTCGATTCCCTAGCGGGATGCCATAATAGTTGTAAAACGACATATTTACTATTATAATAGTAAATATACGACACGGAGATTAGGCTAGTGGAAAGTCGCTCGGTTTGGGGCCGAGAGTTCGAATGTTCGATTCATTCATCTCCGACCATTACCTGGTATAGTTGTTGTATGGAAACAACAATATCAAAAATTGTGCTTGTGTTTTTCTGTGGTTAGTGTATAATGGTTTCTGTTGAGTTACTAGACAAACTAAAATTGTGTTAGTAACAAAGTTTTATAACCTGTTCGACAAGTGGCTTAAGTCATCACCCTTTCACGGTGACATTCACGGGTTCGAATCCCGTACAGGTTACCAAGTTTTGGGGAAGAAGCATCAATGGTGATGCAGTGGACTGTAAATCCGCCGCCTATGGCACGACTGGTTCGATTCCAGTATTCCCCACCAGTTTGTTGTATTGAGTGTAACAATGGGTTGAGGATTCTCGGCCGACAACAACGGAGGTGGCCGTCCCGTTTACACAACGAGCCCCGTATTTTTAAGGAGAGTATTATGAAAAAGAAAAATACTCCCCAACCTCGGAACTATCTTGTCAAATTGGCATTGTTTCGAAAAGCAGGGAGTCATCGCAAAAGTAATAAAGCAGTAAGACGTAGTGAGAAGTCAAAAAGAAGTTGTTATAGTGAAATGTATAGAAGCATCAGTTCGACTGTTACCGCAATGCTACAGTTAGCGGCCTGTGTATACATTTCACTATAACAATTTCGGGCCTTTAGCTCAGTTGGTTAGAGCAATCGACTCATAATCGATTGGCCGTTGGTTCAAGTCCAACAAGGCCCACCATTTTAAAGAAAGGAGTATCAAATGCCGTCAGTATTTCTAGTAAGCGACACACATTTCGGCCACGCTGGTGTTTGCCGCTTCACACATAACGACACAGGAATTAAAATTAGGCCATGGACTGATCCAAATGAAATGGATGAAGCGATGGTTAAATTATGGAATGATACAGTAAGACCAAACGATAAAGTATATCACCTTGGTGATGTTGTAATTAACCGTAAGTCATTACAGATTCTTGATAGACTGAATGGTGATAAAGTTTTAATTCGTGGTAACCATGACATTTTTAAAATGGAAGATTACACAAAATACTTTAGAGACATTCGTGGTTACCATGTAATGAACAACATGATTCTATCTCACATTCCGGTACATGCCGATTCTAAAGGTCGTTTTGGTGCCAACATTCACGGACACTTACATAGTAATCGTGTAAGACTACCAAAAGGAGTTGTTGCCGAGACTGGAGAAATCCTGTATAGTAACGATATTGATCCATGGTACTTCAACGTATCTGTGGAACAAACAGGATTTAAACCTATTCTTTTTGAAGATGTATTACAGAAGATTAAAGAACAAGGACAACCAGAGTATACATACGAAGGTTTTGGTAGATTTGAATTTGAGTAACGGATAGCCCTTATAGTTAAACGGTATAACAGTTGATTTGTAATCATCAATTCGCAGTTCGATTCTGTGTGAGGGCACCAAGTATACCAGATAATGTATTGACTTTGTGTATAAGTAATGTTATAGTATTAAATATGCGGTGTGTAATAGTACGATACAAAATACCCTTTTGTATTAGCTGAGCAAAGCAGTACACCGCTCCAGATTTGCGGGATTAGTTTAATGGTAAAACTACAGATTTCCAATCTGTTGTTGTCAGTTCGATTCTGTCATCCCGCTCCAGATTTGATGCCTTGTAGCTCAGTTGGTAGAGTAGTTGACTGTTAATCAATTGGTCGCTGGTTCGAGCCCAGCCGAGGCAGCCAAAACAAAGGTGCCATGCCTATGTCTTTCATTCCCTAGAAAGTTATGCACACTTTGGCTAAAAATATTAGGACACCGGGCCGAGTCCAAGTAACCTTATTCAAGGCATGAGGATTGTCGTCCAAGATTAGAAAGACACAAGGCCTTTTGTTTAGGGACAGAAGGCATTGTTGAGAATGTGAGCGAAAGAGTAAGCAATCCCAACTGTTAGGGAGGATCACCATCCTGATTAAAAGCAGCCCACTTATTGAGGTAGTTCCGTATGCTGAGACGGAACGTAACGCAATTTCAGGAGATTGATGGCAAGGCTCGAAAGAGATGACCTTAAACGTCTAACTACCATACGGTCTTAAACATGTAACAGTATTCTCAACAATGATTAGTTCAGTCGTGGAGTAGCTCAGAGGTAGAGCGCTGGTCTCATAAGCCAGAGGGCGTAGGTTCGATTCCTTCCTCCGCAACCAATGTAATAAAATCGAAATATTTCCATTGTATAAATATAGTTTTAATTCACAAAACTCATATTGGTTCGTCATGTCAAAAATATTATTCATACTCAAACGCAGAGAAGATTACAACGCTAAAGTACATTCTCATATTGGATTAAGTACAGGTTTATATAACTCTGCTAAGTTTATGAACGACATGTTGGTTGAAGCAGGATTCAATTCGGTTTTAGAAGTTGCTATTGATAACAATTGTATTGATAGACTAGTCAACAAACACAAACCCACTCATGTTATCATTGAGGCATTATGGGTTGTTCCGACCAAATTCAATATTCTCCAAAAATTGCATCCAAGTGTTCAATGGATTATTCGTTTGCATTCTGAAATGCCATTTATGGCAGGTGAAGGTATGGCCATGGACTGGTTAGGCGATTATGCAACATTTAAAAATGTGAAGATTGCTTGTAATGCACCTAGAATGTTGAGAGAAATTCAACTCTATTTGGGAACAAAGAAAGTAATTTATTTACCTAATTTTTATCCACAAGAATACAAATATAAAAAATTCAACAGAGATAAAGAATGGGTTGATATATCTTGTTTTGGTGCAATTCGTCCATTAAAAAATCATTTAGTACAAGCATTTGCTGCTATCGAATTTGCTGAGAAGATTGGTAAAAAACTAAGATTCCATGTGAATGCTGGTCGTATTGAAATGAATGGTAATTCATCTATCAATAACCTCAAAGGACTGTTTCAACAGATTCATTCTAGAGGACATATGTTAATCAATCATCAATGGACTCCAAGAGAAGAATTCTTGGAATTATGTTCTAGGATGGACATTGGAATGCAATGTAATTTCTCTGAAACCTTCAATATCGTTGGTGCCGATCTGGTATCACAGGGTGTTCCATTGGTTGGAAGTGAAGAAATTCCATGGTCAACAGCTAATGCCGATTGTACGGATTCAAAGGATATCTGTAATGCATTATCTAAAGCATATAAATACCCTAGATTAAATGTGTTTTGGAATCAACATAACCTTAAACATTATACTAACAAGACCAGAAAAATATGGTCCAAATATTTCCTTTAGGAGAAACAAATGTCGAAACATAATCACCACAGAGTAGTTAGCCAACATTGGTATAATGGCGAACTCTTAACTCTCGAAAACATTTTTACTAATGAATCTGACGCACGCAGTTTTGCTGATAGTTTGAATTCACATACCGTTAAGGTTTATGACCTTGATGGTGAATTATCATATTCAGCTGGTGCTGTTGAAGTGGACACTTACGCTTAATTACTTACTAGTAGCTCTATAGGTTCCATCCCATGTGGATGGAACTCCTTCTTCCAGTCTTTCAATCATGTTCTCGTAATAATGCTTCAAACCATTATTTTCTTCCGCTAATTTCTTAGCATATTCCAACGCTTTAACCCAATCACCATTGTAGTAGGCATCAAGATATTCTTCGTGTTTCCAATTAGATTTTTCTAGTGTAAATATCTTCACACCTTGAGTCTTACCTTTAACAGCAATACAATCTAATTCAGTTACAGGATATTCATCTTTTACTTGCTTGGCGGTAATGGGTCCAAGAATAATTCTGACACCATACGGTTTACTTTGTCCCTCAAGACGGGATGCAAGATTAACAGAATCTCCAAGACAAGTATAGTCAAACCGCTGGTCACTGCCCATATTACCAACAACAACGGTACCAGTATTAATGCCAAGACCCATGCCAAAAGCTGGCACACCCTCTTTAGTAACTTCATCGTTAAATTCATCTAAACTCTCCATCATTTGTAGTGCAGTTTTAACGGCCATTTTGGCGTGTTGCGGTTCATCTAATGGAGCATTCCAGAAAGCCATTTGAGCATCGCCAATATACTTATCCAAAGTACCATTATTTTCGATAATCTTTGCTGTCATAGCAGTCATGTATCGATTCATAATCTTAGTGAGACCTTGTACATCTTCTCCATAGTGTTCAGAGATGGTGGTGAAGCCTCTTACGTCAGTAAACATAATAGACAGTTCCCGTGATTCTCCCCCAAGTCGGAGTAACTCTGGATTCTTTTGTAACTTTTCTACCAAAGCAGGCGATAGATATGTACCAAACTGTTTTTTAATTTGAAGTTTTTGTTTTAATTCCGACAGGAATTTGACAACATAGCCATGTGTGAAAACAAGAGTAATGGTGCAAAGTGGGAAAGTAACATCAAGTAGGTAATTGTATCGATTGAATAATTCATGGCCGAAGAAAAAGGATCCAATTGCCATAACGATGATTGCGATGTAACCATGTGTATACCTCGTAAAGAAAAGTGATATTATACAAAAAATAAAGGTGTATAATAATTCGGCACCATCAGACCAATCTGGTCTAGAAATAATAGTACCTGATGTAACAGTATCTAATATAGCCGCTTGTAAGTAATGAGGATAGGTTGACCCCACACTTGTTGCGCCAGGGTTGTTAAGCCCTTTGGCTGTAAGTCCGACAATGACAATTCCACCTTGGAAATCGGATGGTAAGTTGATAGCAGAGTGTTCAATTGGTCTTGAGGACCAATCAACCCAAATTCTACCCAAGCTGTCTGTGTCGATTTTTCCAAACTTTGGAATTCTAACTGCTTGTACTCCAAGGTCGTTGAGTTTAACTTGGAAACTAGGGTCTCCTGAGGCAACTCTGAGTGTTTCAAGAGAGATTGAAGGGTATAACAATCCTTGGGATTGAACGACCATTGGCACACGTCTGGTGACGCCATCAATTTCGGGGAGAGTATTAACAACACCAATACCAGCAGCGCTTTCATTTATAGCTTTCACATTGGGTAAAATAGAATTATAACTTACGCCAGCAGTACCTTGGCCAATTACTGAAACACCTGGTCTAAAAGGTATTACTTTAGTGGTGGATACATCAGAACTACCAATCTGAGGAAGTATGGCAGGATATAATCTAAGTGATCTAGCCAAATTAGAATCTTGTGAGAATCTATCTTTATCTGGCATAAAAATATTAAATACAACAAGTCCAGCATTTCGTTTATATAAATCTTCAATAATCTTTGAGTATTCACCTCTTGGAAATGGGAATTGACCTTTTTGTGCCACGGTGGCATCATCAATATTAACAACATGAATTTGTGATTGTGTTACTGGTTTGGAAGTAATTAGAGTATCAAAATAACGAAGTCTTACCGACTCAACAAAAGTTGGATCCTGTATACGAATAAACACCAATAAAACAAGAGTTAGTATTGCTGTCCAAGGAGAAAGTAATAATTTTTTCATTGATGTACTGTTACAGTTCCACATGTAGTTACACAAGTTTGTGTAATGTTATAAGTTTGTCCACCGGTTTGTGTTACATTTACCGAAGCAGGTGCTCCGTTGTTATTTAGAACTATCGTGGCAGCATTAGCACCAGGAGCACTACTGTTATTTTGAGTAACCACTGCTGAATTTCCATTACCAGTTTCAGTAACACTTAAATAATGTGCACCTGTTCCTGTCTGACTTGTTGTTAGTGTATTACTGTTACCTGTAACTGATGCAAACAATTGCATCTTAGCTGTGCCAGTTTGTGTGATACCAACAGTATTCAAATTGCCATTAAGATATAATGATGAGTACATACCTTCGTTTGCACCAGTATTTTCTTGTACAACAGTTACACTATTTGTTGCACCATTAATATAATCATATTGATAATGTCCACCAGTATCTAAACCGGTATATGTACCAGCAGAATCGGTTCCTTGATTTAAGTTCAAAATGTTACCTGATCCGGTTACATTTAAATCAATAATGTTTTTACCTGATTTAGATTGTGGATCGCCTTGTCTAATCTTTACTTGATTTGATCCACCAGTAATAGAAGCAACTTGTGTGTAACCGGGAGTTGAATTGATGTATGTTGCACCGTCAATAATATTACCTGGTCCTGATTGTGTATAATTGTGTATATCACCAGAACCAACTTGATTAATATAAATTTGATTAGGTGTTGAATTTGTTAAAGCGGCCAATCTAGCATTAACAGTATTAACTTGTGTTTGTTGTGTACCAGTAATACCACTAACATACGTTGGTGCTGGTATATAAGTTTGTCCACCAGTCAATGGTGTATTGGTCCAACTTGCAGCGGCCGCATTGGTTTGTGCAACTGTTGGATTCTCTGTTCCTGTAAATGTAAATCCAGATGAACCTGTCATACCAACTTGAGCACTCAATAATGTACCATTATAATTTGCATTTGTAAAGAACATATAGTAGTTTCCATTATATGTTCCTCGTACAATAATTTGACCTATACCCAAAACTCTATTCAATGATCCATTACTATTATATAAATTCATCTGCCAAGGATATGTTGAATTTCCACTAGAAACAAAACTAACATACTGGCCTGATGATAATGGTGTCCAACTTCCTGTTTCATAAGTGCCACCTAAATTTTTACTGTATATGGTACATGTATTCGAACTTAAACAATTACCTGTATCCCATTGTGTGTCGGCAATTTGTGCTGCACCAAACTCAACACTTGAAAATTGAGCAAAGGCAGAAGAACAGAAAAAAAGAAGTAATAATAAAAATCGTTTCATTAGAATGATTTACTTAATCCTAATACAACAGAGTTACGATAAAGTTGATTGCCATTTACAGTATTCATTAATTTAAAATCGGAACTCATACCAGAATTCCAATAATATGATAGTGAAGCATCAACACCATAAATGTTCATTGTTGGACCAAACTTCCAATCCGAATATGAATAAGCATTTTGTGTGTGACCAACATGAGAAACAAATGTAACATCTTTGATAGGTAAATAATAATCTACACTATAATACTGAGTACCAGTTGTGCCTGGTATTGCAAAGTAATCAGTTAAACTACGATAATATTTTAAAGTAATATTTGAATATCTCAATTGAGCAAATACTTCATTTGTATTATAGTTTGTGGCACCAGGATAAGTGTATTCATAATCTCCCACATATATTTTAATATCATCAAATTTATGGGTCCATCCAATATAATAGTCAGACTCAATACCTGTACCATTTAAATATTCTTGTTTACTAACAGTATCAAGTTTGTTTCCTAACCAAATACCATTATCAGCAGAATATTCTTCTTGTGATATGGCACTAGGTTTTAAATCACTTTGACTGATACCACGAAAACGATAATCGGATAAGGCACCAACTGAAGCATCAAACGAATCAGCCATTGCTATAGTTGAAATTAAAGATAAGAAGATTAATAATTTTTTCATGTTAGTTCTGCTTTGTTGTTATAAAAGTATTTCCACCAGCATTAATACGGTTTGTAATAGTTACATTACCAGATTGAGTTTGACTGACGGTGGCATTTTGAGTTTTGGGTGTTGTGATACATGAAGTATTGTTACCTGAATCAGACCGACACAATTGAACTGATATTGCATCTACTGTTGCAACTACACCAGTTTTAGAATTATAATCTGGTAATAAAGTGTTCTTTTTTGGTGCCAACAAATCACCAAATTCTTGTGCTAACTGTTCGTTCAATAACTGTAATACATTGGCCAGAAATTCATTGTCTAAAAAGTTACGTTGAAGTTGGTTGGAATAAATTTGAGTATTTTCAGCAGCAAGAACACTACTCAAATCAACACCTTTTAAAAAGTCTTGACTCAAGGCACTTTGAGCAATTTGCTTTTCTTCTTCACGTTGTTTTTGTGCAGCTTTGATTTCTTGTGGTGGTGCCAAGATCAACATATTACTAATGGCATCTTCTGTTAAATGTAATGTAACTGGTCTACTTGGTGCCACATTTCTAGATGTAACTTTAGTGCCTTGAAATGCCATATCCAATGTAACTGTTCCCGATTCATTACTAACTTCAATTTTACCAGTTTTACATTCTCTCTCTATCTCGTCAGGTAACATATTCTTTCGTGGACAAGAAGGAAGTAAAACAAATGTACTTTCACCTAATTCATCTACTGTGGCGGTGAAATCGGTACCACGAACCGCCACAGTTGCTGTTGGAGTATTGATAGCAACCGAGTTAGGATTATTATGAGCAATCGCACCAGAAGCGTAACGCACCGTACCAGCAGCCATATTAAGCGCCAACTTACCTGATGTTTTACTTTTTGGATCATAAACAAACTCGTCAATAACCAGCTTGGAGTTTTCATTTACTTGTACCTTTGTGTCATCAGCAAATACAATGCCGACTTTACCTTGTTTTGTATTGATGGTATCCGCCATTTCGACACCAGTACCTTTGGCGCCAGTTAATGTGGATTTTGCTCGTTGAATGTTGGGAGGGGTGTTTACTTGTTCTGTTATAGTACCAACGGCAGCAAAGCAATTAAAGGTGACCACAAATGATGTGGCCACCAATAATTTTAATCGTTTCGTTGTTTGAACCATTTACAATTTTCCAATTCTTTCATTACACTTTCAATACTTTGCTTGTTACGATTTGCTACAAACTCTATAAAGGCTTTTGGATCAGTATTGTCATTACCTGAACACCAGGCCTGATACATGTGAAGTAAATTAGACATTAATGTGTCTGGTGAATTGTCCAACTATTATTACTACCGCTGGTTTGAATATTAGTAGTGTTGTTGCCAGAGCTTGCCGATTGTGTTACACTAACTGTGTTGGTGCTTCCAGTTAATCCTAATATAAAGGTATTATCTGCTGCACCTGTTTGAGATACAGTAACCGTGTTACTAGAACCATTCAAAGCTCCACTAGGAGTATTTGTAGTAGCACTATAACCACCAACAGTAACAGTATTACCATTAGTACCACCAGTTTGAGTAATTCCAAAAGTATTACTTGCACCAGTAGAACTTAATGTAACATTGCTAGTTGTTGCGGCAGTTGTAGAGTTACCTTGATTTAAAGTAAAACTATTTGCACCACCACCATTCATAGTAACAGTATCGTTATTACCTGTACCGTTAATTGTGGCCACTACACTATTGCTTGTACCACCAGCAGTTGTTGCTGTCAAGTTGTTGCCTGTTCCCAATAGATTAACATTTAAATTAGATGTATTACCTGTTTGGTTTACGTTAATATTATTACTTGCACTTGTTCCTGATCCATCATTGTTACTGTTAATTACAGCAGTAGAATTGCTACCAGTAATAGAGTAACTATAATTGTTGCCGTTGGAAATACCATTAGCAATAGTTGTTTGAATTCCAAGTTGTAATGTATCACCAGTACCTACTTGGTTTACAGTTACATTATTACTATTACCAACAATAACTGCTGGAGTAGTAGCACTAGAACCTGTGCTTTGTACACCTTCTACTGCATCACCTGCTCCGTTTTGTGTAACTGAAACATTAGAGTTACTGCCGGATTGATTAATATAAATGGTATTATCACCCGCATACGAGTAATTCACCAGAACGGCTAGCGTCATCATAACAAATTTGGCTAGACTTTTTTTCATTTCTTTTTCCTTTTATTGTTTTACTACACCCATCTTTGCTTCTACATCCGCTGGTGTGCCTTTAGATGGTGACATACCAAGTGGAATTGTTGGTGTTTTTGTAGGAATTGCACTAATTGGAACTTCTTTAATCTGTGAATAATCCCAAACACCTTTTCTTTGGCCTTCTTTAATTAATTCAATGACTGCGGCCTCAATCGTTGATTTTAATGCTATTGTTGTTGCTTCGTTAATTGTTAATCCTGCTTCAAATTGGAATATTGCTGCAGCAGCACCAGTGGATCCGGTACTTGAATTGAATAGTTGTGATCCTAGGTTAGAAAAACCAGATGGATCTATACTCTTAAATATTGCCATTGCATCAGCAGTAGAATAGATTACCTTAGTTACGGTGACAGTTGCCAAGACTTTACCAGTATTAACTGAGATAGCACGTAGACTTACTGTTACGATGTCTTTGGAGTACTGTGTGGTTGGTCCTATACCTAAGAAATTATAACCAACACCACCAGATTCTAAGCCAGTATCATAACCAATAATACCACCTTCTAAGATAATACCAGCAAAAGTCAAAGGCATTAATTTCTGAGCATTGTTGCCTTCATATGCAGCTCTCATTTGTGTGATGATTAATCTTTCTTTGGTCAGAGCATCGATGTTACCACGTTCAACAACTTCGAACCATGTACCTTTACCTACATCTTGTAATGAACGAATCAACAAAGCATCAGCACCTTGTGTAACTGCGGTAGAGAAACTAGCAATACCAGGAATTGCTTTACGTTGTCCAGTTTTATCTTGAAAACTATAAACCGCAACAGTTAATTTACCGTTTGCTGGTGGTGGAACATCATCAAACTCTTTTTGAAGTTCATTTTTTGGTACTACTGGTTTAGCATCGAGCAATCCCACCTTTTGTGAGATAGCACAACCAGAAAGTAATACGATTAAAAATATTGGTAATAATTTTTTCATTATTGTCCTGTAATATTGAATGATCCAAGTGGAACATTAATTGTAGTTACATTACCTACATTGTCAGTCACTTGTAATTGAATTGATGTACCATTATTGGTCCAAAAAATTGTATTACCTTGGAAGTTCATTTGACCGGAAGTAGCAGAACCTCCAGCAAACATGGCAGTTGCCAAGTTTTGAGAAATTTGAGCGTAAATACGAGACTCTAAATTTGTTAGAAATTGATTGATTGGAGTATTGGCTGCGTTTGAAGCTGCCGTTGCTTGTGCGGCTGCTAGTGCCTGTTGAATTGCTTGCGCACGAGAATATTGCTCATTTTCCAATGCCATCTGGAATGTGCCATATCCATTACCGTTAAGTGATGGACTTTTAAACTGGTAATCAGCAATAGTTGTTGCAAAAGTGGAGCTACTTAATAACGCTAGAGCTAGACTTTTTAGAATCCTTATTTTCTTCATCTTTAATTTCCCGTAACATCAACACAACGTTGAGTTTCTGATTTAATCTAATCAAATCATTATCCAACATCCTGATACGGTCAATCAAAGCAATCAAAACATTACTGGCTTCACTTAATACGGGTTTAATTTCTTTTGTTGCCCACTCCCATACATAAAATATAAGGTATCCCATGCCACCAGCGGCCACGATAGGGAAACCATACTTATTAACTAATTCTACTGGATCCATTAATCTCTCCTCGCATCATTCTTACCATCAGCACGAGCAATACGCTCCAGATCAGGTTTAACTCCCAATGCGCTTGACATTAGAGTATCAATTCTGATAACATCATGGTTCATTGTTTTAACACGATTGTCCAAGGCGGTAATAATACCACTTAACCCCTTGACTGAGGACGAGACACCTGCCAAGATAAATTTCAAGGTCAGGAACACAAAGTATCCACCTGCCATAGCGGCAGCAATTGGAAAGCCTAGTTCGGCAACTAATTTAAAAAAGTCCATAGTTATATTGACAATCGTTGGTTAATCGTATATAATCAGTAAATCATCAATATAAGTATCATTACAGGTATATTTATGCCACTTTTAATCATTAGGAGAACTATATGAATGTTTATGCACTTAAATTAATTACAGGCGAGGATGTGGTCGGAGACCTCGAATTCCAATCGGAAATTGAGTTTGTTATCTCAAATCCAGTTGGAATCACAGTTATTCGTGGCCAAGGCGGTGAGGCCAACGTAGGATTCTCACCATTCCCTATCCACGGTGAACAGAAGTCTTGTACTATGGCTTTCTCAAAAAAACACGTGGTCTACTCTTATACACCATCTGAAGATTTTGTTAAACATTATGAAGAACTATTCAGTTCCAACCTTATCGTTCCAGAACAAAAGATTATCTTAGGTTAATGGCTAACTTCTATACGAACGTACAGTCATTCGGTAATAACATACTTTACCGAGGTATCTTAGATGGTAAGCGGGTGAAGCAGAGAATCGAGTATTCTCCTTCACTCTATATTCCATCCAAGAGAGAAACCAACTTTAAAACATTAGATGGTAAGTGTCTAGACCAGAAAATCTTTACTGATATGAGGTCCGCCAAAGACTTCATTAAACAGTTTGATGGTGTTCATGGTACTCCTACAATCTATGGTCAAACACGATTTGAATATGCCTATATTGCCGACCAACATACTGGTATGGTTGATTATGACTTTGATAAAGTTCTAATCGGTGTAATCGATATTGAGGTTGGTTCTGAGAATGGATTCCCTGATCCCTACCAAGCAAATGAACCTATTACTGCTATTGCTATCAAGTATCTTGGTGGCGATACGTATGTCTTTGGTTGTGGTGATTATGATAAAACTCTCGATAAAGAGAATGATACTTCACGGGTAATTTATGTTAAGTGTAAAGATGAACATTCTTTATGCCGTCAATTCTTGCACCTGTGGACTGATAAATGTCCAGACATTCTCACTGGTTGGAATACTAAGTTCTTTGATGAACCATATATCATCAATCGTTTTCGTAAGATTCTTGGTGAAGATTTGACCAAGAAATTATCACCTTGGAATTACATTGGTGAGCGTAGAACAAAAATCAATGGTAGAGAAATGATTGCCTATAATTTGATGGGTGTTGAATCTCTCGATTATATTGAACTGTACAAATGGTATGCTCCTGGTGGAAAGTCACAAGAGTCTTATCGTTTGGATGCCATTGCTCAAGTTGAACTCGGTGAAGGTAAGATTTCATATGATGAATATGATAACCTACATTCTTTATATCGTTTGAACTATCAAAAGTTTATTGAGTATAACATCAAAGACGTTGAGTTGATTATCAAGTTGGAAGATAAGTTAAAGTTACTCGAGTTGGGTGTAACCTTGGCTTATGATACCAAGACAAACTTTGAGGACATCTTTGCTCAAACTCGTATGTGGGATGCCTTGACAAATTCTTATTTGTTTGAGAAAGGTATCATTGTACCACCACGTATCATCAAAGAAAAAGATGGAATGTTTGAAGGTGCTTATGTTAAAGAAGTTCAAGTTGGTGCTCATGAGTGGGTTGCCTCGTTTGACTTGAATTCACTTTATCCACATTTGATGATGCAATACAATATCTCACCGGAGACTTTGATTGAACCTGAGAACTATACAGAATCGATGAGAGCGATTCTATCCGCTGGTGTATCAGTAGATAAGATGCTGGCAAAAGATGTGGATACATCGATTTTGGAAGGAGTAACAATTACTCCAAATGGTCAATTCTTCCGTACAGACATTCAAGGTTTCTTACCTAGAATGATGGAAGAAATGTATACTGACCGTTCCAAGTTCAAAAAGATGATGTTGAAAGCAAAACAGGAATATGAAAATGAACCTGATGAATCCAAAAAATATGAAATTGAAAAACGTATTGCAAAATATAACAACATTCAGTTGGCAAAAAAAGTTTCTCTTAACTCTGCTTATGGTGCTTTGGGTTCTCAGTACTTTCGTTTTTATGACCTCCGTATGGCGCTTGGTGTCACGACTGCTGGGCAATTAAGTATTCGTTGGATTGAAGCCAAGATTAATCAATGGATGAATAAAATTCTGGAGACTAAAGATGTTGATTATGTTATTGCTTCTGATACTGATTCAATTTACCTTCGAATGGGAGAATTGGTTAATAAGTTTATCAAGGATACTTCAGATAAACAAAAAGTAATCTCTCTCATGGATAAAATCTGTGAAGATAAAATTCAACCATTCATTGATAAGTCATATAAAGAACTTGCTGATTATGTTCATGCTTATGACCAAAAGATGCAGATGAAACGAGAAGGTCTTTCTGACAAGGGTATTTGGACTGCCAAGAAGCGTTATATTCTGAACGTATATAACAACGAAGGTGTACAATACAAAGAACCAGAATTAAAAGTTATGGGTCTTGAAATGATTAAATCTTCCACTCCTGCTGTTATTCGTGAGAAGATGAAAGAATCTATTTCAATCATGATGAATGGTACTGAAGATGATATGCACAACTTCATTAGGAACTTTAGAGAAGATTTTAGAAAGTTACCACCGGAAGAAATCTCATCACCTCGTGGATGTAATGGGCTAAGTAAGTATACAGATTCATTACAGTTATACAAATTGGGAACACCAATGCATGTCAAAGGTGCTATCTTGTATAATCACTATCTAAAGAAGATGAATCTTACCAAAAAGTATCCGTTGATTCAAGAAGGTGAGAAATTGAAGTATAGTTATCTAAAGATGCCTAACCCATTTAAAGATACTGTCATTTCTTTCCCTGGTCGTTTACCAAAAGAGTTTGGTCTTGATGATTATGTGGATTATGATGTTCAGTTCGATAAGGCATTCTTAGAACCAATTAAAGTGATTTTGACTTGTATGAAATGGACAACCGAAAAAGTAAGTAGTTTGGAGGATTTCTTTTCATGATTTATTTGACATTCTTATCTGCCATATTGTTATCAGGTATTGCCGCTTATTATTCCGTAATTGGATTAGCGGCAATCTTTACTGGTGCTTTTTGGCCAATCGTTTTTATGGGTTCGGTCCTTGAGATGAGTAAGTTAGTTACTGCATCATGGCTGTATCGTAATTGGAAGACCTGCCCACTTTTATTAAAAACATATTTGACATCAGCTGTAGTAATTCTTATGTTGATTACAAGTATGGGTATTTTTGGTTTTTTATCTAAGGCACATATTGATTCTACATTAGATGCTGGTTCAAATATTGTAGAAGTGAAATCTTTGAATCAACAAGAAAAGATGACACAAGATAAATTGGATTATTTGATGGCTCGTGCCAAAGAACCATCTAATGCCAGTAACAAATTAGATAAACAAATACAAGATACACAAAGAGAACTGGCAGATATTAATAAAAGAAAATTACCACTTTTAAAAGAATCAAATAAACTAGTGGCAGAAGTTGGACCTATCAAATATGTTGCCGATATGATATATGGTAATGATGAGAATGGTTTAGATAAAGCAGTAAGACTGGTAATCATGCTAATAATGGTTGTATTTGACCCATTAGCTGTGTTATTATTGATATCTGCGAATATTAGTTTGAAAGAGAAAGATGAGAGCAAGACTGACGATACCGAGATTTCTTCTGAAGGTGGGATTTCAACAATTCAAAGTGATGAAGAACGGGAGAGTAATAAAATTGAAATCGAAAAAGAAAACATCGCTTCAATCGAGACGCCTGTTCAATCAAAAAAGGTTAAGTCGGCCGGTATCTCCACCAAAATACTAGAGCCTAAGTATGATTATGAGGCACCATATTCGTTTCGTGAAAAGGAAAGTAAATGAGCATTTTAGATAAAATCAAAAAGAATAGTAGTATTAAAGAATCTGCTATTCTATCGAAGTCCAAGTTCTTCACTCAGAAGGACATGATCCCAACTTCAGTACCAATTATTAACGTGGCCTTGAGTGGTCGTTTAGACGGTGGTTTAACACCAGGTCTTACAATGTGGGCAGGTCCATCCAAACATTTTAAGACAGCATTTTCATTATTGATGGCCAAATCTTACTTGGACAAATATCCTGATGCAGCTCTTTTATTCTACGATTCGGAGTTTGGAACGCCGCAATCCTATTTTGATTCCTTTGGTATTGATACTAGTCGTGTTCTTCATACCCCTCTTACTGACATTGAGCAGTTGAAGATTGATATCATGCAACAGATGAATCAGGTTGAACGTGGTGACCATCTGATTATTGTTGTTGATTCAATTGGTAATTTGGCATCTATCAAAGAAGTTAATGATGCCTTAGAAGGTAAAACTGTTGGTGATATGTCCAGAGCAAAGGCAGTTAAGTCTCTATTCAGAATGGTAACTCCACATTTATCACTCAAAGATATTCCAATGGTTGTAGTTAACCATACTTACATGGAAATTGGAATGTTCCCTAAAGCAATCGTTGGTGGTGGTACAGGTTCATATTACTCAGCTGATAATATTTTTGTATTGGGTCGTCAACAAGAAAAAGACGGTAAAGAAATTACCGGTTATAATTTTATTATTAACGTTGAAAAGAGTCGCTATGTCAAAGAGAAATCTAAGATCCCTGTATCTGTTACTTTTGATGGCGGTATTAGCCGTTGGTCAGGGTTACTTGATATCGCACTTGCTGGTGGATTTGTTGTTAAACCCTCGAATGGATGGTATAGTAAAGTTGATCCAAAAACAGGCGAAATAGAAGAAAAGAAATATCGTGAGAAAGAAACCGATACCAAAGATTTCTGGATGTCACTTATCACAAGTACGAAATTTCAAGATTATGTAAAAGACCAATATCAAATTGCTTCTGGTGCCATTATGCAAGATGGTGAAGAAGATTTGTTTGATACGGTGGAGACTACTAACGGAGTGGAAGATGATTGAAGGTATTGATTATTGTTTTATCTATCCTAAAGAAGATGCATCTGCGGTACATATTAAATTCTTAGACGGACCATACAAGAATACCATATTCAAATATGGTAAAGTAAAGTTTGAAGAAAAAGGTGCAGATGTCTATTTACTTTTCGCTTATGATGTGATAGAATCTCCTGTAATGAAGCCTAAGAAGATGGAAAAAGATGAAGCATTTAGAAACTATATTGGTGACTTGCTCGTTGAGCTTATGTCATCTAACATTGAGCAGGAAATAATTGATGAAACTGGAACAAGCGATTCTGAAATCACTGATATTCAATGAAGAATATCTAAGAAAAGTATTACCATTCCTTAAAGAAGAATATTTCTCTGACAGAACAGAGAGGACATTATTCAATGAAATTACATCATTCACGCAGGACTACAATACACCGCCATCGATTGAAGCACTTAGTATTGCCGTCAAAGAAAAGACCAATCTATCAGATGACGAAGTTAAGAACTGCGAAACTTATCTCACGGAAATTAACAATCATCGCCAAGAACAAACCGAGGTTCAATGGCTTGTCGACAAGACGGAAAAGTTTTGCCAAGAGAAGGCGATATACAATGGTGTATTACGGGCCATTTCTATTCTCGATGGAAAAGACAAAGCCCAAGACAAAGGTGCGATTCCCTCTATATTATCGGACGCCTTGGCGGTATCCTTCGACACAACAGTAGGACATGATTATCTTGAAAACTCTGATGCTCGCTTTGATTTCTATCATAGAAAAGAGGAGCGAATTCCTTTCGACCTCGATTACTTCAACAAGATTACAAAAGGTGGTCTTCCAACTAAGACTCTCAATATTGCTTTGGCTGGTACGGGTGTTGGCAAATCTTTGTTTATGTGCCATGTGGCAGCAGGCGCTATGGTCCAAGGCAAGAACGCTTTATACATCACTATGGAAATGGCTGAAGAAAAGATAGCAGAACGAATTGATGCTAACTTATTGAATGTTACCTTAGATGACCTGATTGATTTACCAAAAGAAATGTATGATAAGAAAGTTGCCAAAGTTAAAGAGAAGGTAACTGGTAAACTTATTATCAAAGAATATCCAACAGCATCCGCTTCCGTCACACACTTTAGGACATTACTAAATGAACTTAATCTTAAAAAGTCTTTTGTTCCTGATATTATCTTTATTGATTACCTTAATATTTGTTGTAGTTCTCGTATTAAGGCTGGCGCAAATATTAATTCGTACACCTATGTTAAATCGATTGCTGAAGAACTTAGAGGACTTGCGGTGGAGTTTAATGTGCCTATTGTTAGCGCCACACAGACCACTCGATCAGGATTTACAAGCAGCGATCCAGGTCTTGAGGACACCAGTGAATCATTCGGACTCCCAGCCACCGCAGACTTGATGTTCGCCTTAATTACAAGTGAAGATTTGGAAGCCATGGGACAAATCATGGTTAAACAATTAAAGAATCGGTATAATGACCCTGGTTATTACAAACGATTTACGATTGGTGTTGACCGTGCTAAGATGAGGTTGTATGATATTGAACAATCTGCACAATCTGGTTTGGCTGATGCTGGCACTGCGCCAATCGGTTCACAAAACAAAATACAACATAAGAAATTTGAAGGGTTTAAAGTATGATTCTCACCAGAGAACAAGCATTACATTGTTCCAAAGTATTCAATGATTATTTCAGTAACATTGTAAATACCGAAGAATACATGCGTGATGAGAAATTGAAAGACCTTGAAAAGTTACCATCTTCTTTATTTCCACCAGAAGATGATTTGTTTTCTGATTTCACTGTGCATCCAAATGATATGGAAATTGATGTCTGTGAGATACCAAACAGTCAATGGGAAACACTACTGGCAATTACCAGTTCACACATCAACAAAGCACCAGTTGGCAAGAATGTTCAGTTGGCAGTTATGGAGAAGAAGTCGGGAAAGGTTCTAGGTTTCATTCGTTTGGGTTCACCAGTAATCTATATGAAACCTCGTAATGAATACTTGGGGCAGGTCTGGATTCAGCAACCTGATACTGCTAAACGATTCAATACTGCTACTGTTATGGGTTTCGTTATTGTACCAGCACAACCGTTCGGTTTTAATTATCTAGGTGGTAAACTTCTATCTGCGATTTGCACCAGTCATGAAGTTCGTGAAATGTGTAATAAGAAATATGACATGAATGTATGTCTATTTGAAACTACCAGTTTGTATGGTTCCAGTAAGACCGTATCACAATATGATGGTATGAAACCTTATATTCGTTTCCAAGGTTTGACTGAATCTGATATTGTACCGATGATGCATGGACAAAGATACCATGATTTGAAGAACTATGTGGAGAATATTACTGGAGATTTGTTGGCTGGAGATACATCCACTACAAGTAGAAAGTTGAGAACCTTCACAAAGATTATTGCTCTAACCAAAGCAGCACTTAAAGGTACACCTGAAGGAGAGGCATTCTCTTTAACGATTGAGAACGCCAAAAAGTTGACAGAGAAGAAAAGATATTATACTTCTGACTATGGTTTTAAGAATACCGTTGATTACATGAACTGTAAAACGGATGTCCTTTTACCTGGTGAAAACTATGAGAAACACAAACTTGAAAATATCATTACTTGGTGGAAACAAAAGGCAAGTAATAGATATGAATCTTTAAAGGCCGATGGACGCCTCCGTACAAAACTTGAAGTGTGGAATTCGGGTGAACATATACAAATTATCCGTTAATGGTGTATAATAAATACTCTTACACAACGGAGATTTAAAATGGCATATGAAGCCTCGGAAATTATGTTAGCCGCAGCTATGATGTATCCAGATGATGAATTACTGGAATATTCGAAGGACGTAGGTTCTTTGCGTAGATTAATGGTCGAAGCTAAAAAAAGAATACAATCAGGAAAAGATAAAACAATACACTTTGGTAACTCAACCATTGAAAAGGGTTTTACTGATTTAATGGATGAAAATAATAACGAAGCCTTAAAAGATTTAGCAGCTGGAATTTCAGCAGCAATGGGAGTTCGTCAATATCTTTCTGCGGCCGGTGAAGCGGGTGGAAAAAGATTGTCTCCATCCATTTACATGACAGGTAATGTTTGGCCAAGAGAAGTGCAGAAGTTTCAGGTCAATGCTTATGGATTTACAGATTATAATTCTGCTGATGTCATTATAACCGCCGATAAGAAAACTTTTTATGGTGTGTCGTTAAAAAAGAAACGTGATATTGGTGCTGGAGAACCAACACTTATTAATAAGGCTTTTGATACTTTATTGAATGGTAGTAAATTTGATAAAGTTAAAAAAACTTTGGCCGATGCAAGACGAGATTACTTTGCTGGACTTGTTATTGATGCTGTTTCCAAAGGAATTATTAATAAAAAAGATATTAAAAATTTTGATTCTTTAAAAAGAACCGAACAAGGTAAAAAAGAATTGTTTGAAGCTAAACAAAGAGATAAAACTTTGTTTGATAGGTCTTATATCGATACCAAAGGATTCTATAATAATCCTGATGGAGGATACATTCCAAGTCCTTCTTCAATGGACAGGAAAGTTATGTCTGATAAAAGATCCATGAGATATTTTGTCAATAAATCTTTGGCTGAAACTAGTAACCCTTTATGGAAAGAATTTATTGCAGTAATGAACCAGTATTCAGATTTGTTTGCGGATACATTATTAAATATTATATTAAAGACTAAGTTGTTTGAAGAGCTTGATTCTGATGATTTGAAGAAGTATAGTTTTAATTTTTTTCTAGTTACTGGTGTAGGTAATGTGAATGCTAACAAAGGTACAGTTAGTGTTGGGAGTGCTACGGTACTACCTTTAAAAACTACTTTGTGTGGATTAACTAGAATTGAAGAAAAGTATCACAATAAGAAATATGAAATTGTGGTAAATGAAAGTAAAAAAGATGAAGCTGACGCAGCAAAAATATTTTTACAATTAAAAAGAGGTGACCTAACCTTATTGGATCTAGAAATTAGATATAAAGGTTCTTTCAATCCTCAACCACAATTTCAAGGTACTTTAAATCCTGATTTTAAGAAATTACTAGAAAAAGAATGTGGATTCTAATATGTCATTAATTGATTTTGATAAGTTGGCCAAGCAATATGAAACCGTTAACGATTTCGGTTTCTCTGCTGTTTCTGAAGAAGAATATAACTCTGTAATTAATAAAACTGTTGCAACGGCAGACGATTACAAAGCAAGGTTGAAGGAATTAGAAAAGATGATTGTTCCATTCTTGACCAAATTACATTCGACTGGAGACAAAGAATATATATATTGGCCTAATCGTAAACCAGCCATTGAGGCACAAATTGAGAAGATTTTAAAACTGACTAAAGATTAATATGACCGCAACCGTGATTATACCAACTACTGGGTCACCAGAGTTGATTGATGCAGTAAACTCCGTATTAAACCAAACATATGATACACAATGTTATGTTGTTGTTGATGGTGGTGAATATGGTTATGTTGTAAAAAATATGTTGAAGTGGTGTGAGAAACATCCAAAATTTAAAACTAATGTTACCGTTTGTAATTTGCCTTTGAATGTTGGTAAAGGTGGTTTCTATGGCCATCGAATCTATGCTTCATTTACTCACCTAGTTAATACCGATTACATCTTATATCTTGACCAAGACAATTGGTTTGATCCTAACCATGTACAATCTTGTGTTGAGTTGATTGAGAAGAACGGATTACA